GCATTGGGGATAGATAGTCTACGGTTGTTGCTGACGCTGGGAGATCCGCTTGCTGGGTAAGGTGAATATGTGCCGTCCGTTACAGTGACGACAACTCGTAAAAAGTACTGGCCTTTGGGGAATGCGTACTCAGTCACACGCTCGGTCATGTAGTACTCTTCGTCCGTAATTCCGTAGGCAGTCTCCGAATACCCAAGCCCGGTGAAATCAGCGGCTGCTTGTGATTTCGTCGCTAGGTCTGCGCGGAAGTTGCCGCCTCCCAGGTCAGTCGTTTTGACGTAGTAGTTACTGATCAACTGCCCGGACGTGTACTTCTTCTGAGAAAGCAACGCACCGCCAAAATTCGTCCAAGTACCAGGAGAGCCGCTGTTGTTAGGCGCATACTGAACCTGCATGCTCAACTGCGACATGACTGCATTCTTAGCGTTCGTTTCACCAGAGATAGACCCAGACGTTAGTGGACCTGCATAGTAAGAAACGAACAGCGTCAGGTTCTGATCGAACTTGTTGTCGAAGAAAACGTAGGCTGTATTGCTGCCGAGATCGAGCACCGAGCTCCTCATGCTCGTTGGGAAGCGAGAGTTCGAGTCGTAGTCAGGCTCGCCGCCAGTTGTGAAGCTGACAACGTTTGCTTGCACGTTTAGATTGTCGCCATCCCACGTCAGCACCTTGCTGTTGCTATCTCCAACCGAAAACTTGTAGGCGTCTGTGTGATAACCGAGAAAGAATCCAGTGCCATTATTGAACGAGGTCATCGAGCCGCCGTACATCTTGCCGTTGGCGTTTACGTTGACGGACCCCGCGAACGTACCCGAGGTAGCTGTTACGCCGCCTCGGAAATTACCATCCTGGGCTGTGAATGTTCCGTCGGTTGTCAGCCTCCAACCGGCCTCAGATCCAGCCTGCGCGCTGTAGTTAGTCGATTGGATAGCGTCAGCCAGCTTGTCTATGTTGACGGCGTTGTCGTCTATCTGTGCTGTATCGACGGAATCGAGATCAGCCAGAGCGCCCGTATTGGCAGTAGCGCCCGTTGCAATACCGTCTAACTTAGTTCCAGTAAGAGAGGCCACTGCGTGAGTTGTTGTTGCGTAGGCAGATGGCATCAAGGTGCCAAAATCGTTAGCTGCAAAGTAGCGCAGTCTTATCTCATAGGTCTGACCATCTCGATCAATTCCTACCTCAACTGACGTTTGGTTTGCCGTGTCGAAAATCAATTGAGTGTTGTAGTCGTTAGTGCCGTTGATCGCCCAACTAATTTCAGCGTACTGGGCATCCTCGGGAACGCCCGAAAAAGCAATTGTCAGTGTCGTCCTGGCTGAATCATCGCCCTGCGTGCGTGTGTTTGTTGTGATTGTTCCAATGGTGGGGCTGGTAGGTGCTGCGTTGACGACCTCTTCTTGCCACGACAGACCGAGCGGTTCGTTCGCTCGAGTAGAGTTCCAGGTGTATACGCTACTGTCATACTCCTTCAGTTGGAGTTGCACGTTCATCGATACGAGGTCGATGTTGGCTTGCAGGACGCGGAAGTATTTGCCGCTGAATCCAGCGCTGTCATAGGTGAGCGAGATGACGTCTCCAGGCACTAACCCAAAACAACGACTTCCGAACGTCCCAGTGACTGTCAGGTTTGACCGGCTGTCTCTAACCAAAAACTCTGCTGTGTCCTGTGCCTGATAGAAATCTGTGCACCCTTTAACTGTGAAGGTCCGATGTAGTTTTTCATCTTCGTCTTGCGACAAATAGGTCGCGTAAAGGTCGCCGTCTCGATTGCTGTCAATACTCGGCCAACTAATCTGGTCTGTTTTATGTTGTTTGTTTTCGTTGATGAACTTGACCGTCGCGCGGTTCATGCGCTGAGAGCGGTCACCGTTCGCTATCTTGAGCCCACCAATAATGTCGTCATCACCGAGTGTGAGTACCGGGTTCTCGACATCAGCCATGTGAACGATGTACTTCCCATTGGCGTAGCTTAGGTTGCCTCGAAAGACATTAAGTATTTCTTGGATATTTTCGAGGATCTCTTTTGCAGGATCGACAGCGATGTTAAGTCTGAATCGCTTTTGCTTGTTGGCATTAGTGCCTGTGGTTTCCTGATCAGGACGGTAGTACGGAAAAGTTCCAAGAGGCGTCGTAATGTATGTGATGCCGGTTGCTGGATCGTACTGCGTGACATTTGATCCGGTGTCATTGGTCAGTACTGCTGGGACGTCGACTAAGACGTCACACTTATCTGCTGCGGCCGCTATGCTCGCGATATCAATAACCGATAACGGCAAGCCACGCCCGTATTCTTCGTTTCGCAGGTAGTCAAGCAAACAGATGACCGGGTTGTCACTCCACTGCCATGTGCTGTCCGTGTCTGCGCGATGCGATGAAACGCCAAGACTCGAGTCGTAGGCGCTCGAGGTGCTGTCTTTTCGGGGATCGTAAACCTTTCGCCCTTTGACTAGGTATCGAGTTTGTGGCTCACCCTGGAAGGCGGTGTAGTTTTTAGACAGGTACATCCGTTCCATCGCGTAGGCCACACCCTTACCTACAGCGTTGCTATCCCAGGTCGCAAAGTCGCTCGCGTAAGCGTTTCGAAGCGCGGAGAAGTTCTGTCCGGCAGTTGGGCCTAAGCTAACTGAGGTAGCGAAGTGAAAGTCAGCGCCGTTCGTGAATCTGGGAGATTCATAGGATTCATCGTCGACGGTTACGTTAGTTACACTTTCGACGGGGCCGTTACAGAGTGTCACCGCTCGATAGAGCCAGCGATTGTGATCCCAATCTTTGTTGGTCGTTAAATCGGAACCCGTTGCTGCGGAGAAAGTCGTGAACCCGGTCTGTGTGATACGTGCTTGCTTGTCGCTGACCTTCTTCCAGACTACAGTCGATCCGACTAGTGTCTTCCCATATACCGTGTAGAGACCACGGTTGCTGTCGTGGCCGCTCAGTTGAACAGCCTTCGCCTCGTTCGCCTGCTTTCGAGCCTGCGCTTCCATCTTTTTCTGCTGGTAGTAGACGCCTGCGGAAGTCGCAATCGCGATTAGTGCTGCAATAAATCCGAATGCCATTTAGCTACCCCACTTAATCAGTAGTTTTTCTTGATGCGAATACTTAAAGATGTCATCACCCGGATAGTACTCTTGCTGTGAGCTCGAGTTGGTGAAGCGGCCATTCGTCACCTGGAAGGTTGACCAGTGGCTTGCCAGCTTTACGCTAAATTCGCTGCTCGAGTTGGTCTCACTTAGCTCCCAGCTATCAATGACGCCCGTGTAGAGCTCGAGGACGCTAGTCGAGTCGAGCAGCGCGTAGTTATCGTCGAGAAAGGCCAGGTACAACGTGCCGGACTTGCCGACGTGTCTGACGTAATCAGCGCCGCTGTTTGTGTACTCGATGTAAGCTGATCGATCTGCACCTGCAAACGTGAGTTGATAACTATTGGCTGCAATGTCTGTTGTCCTCGAGACGTTGCTCGTCTTCAGAAGAATCTCGCCGTTGGTTACATAGGTTGTTGAGTTGTAGGTAATCGGTAGATGGTTGTCAGTTATTTTGAAGTCAGTTCCAGGGAGATCCACCAGCAGTGCAGTCCTGTAGTTAGAGGCCGCTAAGGCTGTGCTCACGCTAGACGGTATGCTGATCATTTAACTCTCCTAAAAAGGTGCGACTCTGACGTTCTCGGCTGAGATGCTGCGAATCATTGCCTCGAGCTCAGCACGGCGTGACGCCAATGCGTTGACGACGAGGTCAGGGTCAGAAACACCGTTGACCTGTAGTGTCACGTTTTCCGGGCCACGCATTTGGTTGGCGTTGTTGTTGTGCGCTAGGAACTCAGTCAGATCTCGGTTCGCTCGAGTTGACAGTACGCGCTCACCTTTCTCGAGCATGTATGTTCCTGTCGATGGGAGGCTGTCCATGCCATCGTGCGCCTGACCCTTCATGATGTCTCGAATGATCAAGCCCGTTTGAGCAGTCGTCAGTAAGACGCCAGGTAAGTTGGCAGGGAACGGTGCGCTGTTCCAGGCTTTCAAGATGGCAGACTTGCCCATCATGATCGCCTCGCGAATCAAGATAGCCCGGCGTATCGCTGCAAGCTTCTTGGACTTTTCAGCGCCTGCCTTCAATACATCATCGAGAGTCTTGTACTTCTCTTTTAACTTATCGATGTTCCCAGCGGCTGCTATGCGGAGGCTTTCCCATGCCTCACCGAACTTGCCCAGGGCTGCTGACCAACGCTCGGCCCAGGTCATTGGTTTGTCTTCTTCGACGGTTGGTGCGTCGACTTCGTCTGGGCTTGCACCTTTTAGTACTTTCCAGAACTTAACCAAGCCTGGGAACATTTCAGCCATCTTCGCCATGACGCTTTCGCTCATGCTGTCAAACGACTGAACGACGCTGTCGAACATAGAGCTCATACTGAGACCCTCTGCTCCGTCGCCGATTCCAAGGGCCGTCATCATCTCCGCGACCTTGTCTTTGATTGCGTCGATGGGCGAGACACCGTCCTCACCGCTAATGAAGTTGAAAGGTTTAGCTAGTGCTTTCTTCATTCGGTCGCTGGCATCGTCAATGTCGGCATTAATCGTGCCTAGCTTGCCCTTCAGCTTCGCTACGCTTTCATCCGGCGCGATGACATCGGCTAGGGTGTCTGCCCCCATGTCACGCAATACATTCGCTATCTTTTCTCTAATGCTCGAGAAAAAGATTTCGCTGTTAAGAATGGCTTTTTCAAAACCTGACTTCATGAAATCGAAAGCTGCGCTGGCGATGTCTTTGAACTTCTCAAACGCAATGCCTGCGTTCTCAAAGATGGCAAACCGTTCTTGCAAATAGACTAAAGCCGCGCCCAAACCAAGCACCGCAGTGATGGTCAGGCCGATGGGGTTCATGATCAGCGCCGCCGCGAAGCGTGCAACGCCTGCAACCGCAAGCCCTATCGCTTTGACAAACATCGTCCCTAGTATCTTTGTAAGCGAAAAAAGCATCGTGCCGAACCCAAAGATACCCGCTGCCGTCGCTACAGTAGACATAGCGACCCAAGCAACAAATCCTCTAACAACGTTCGTGAGAAGAATCGTCGCTAGGGCTCCAGCGGCCAGCGTGACGATATGCACGTTTTCAGCCAGCGTCTTCATCACAATAGCTAGACGATTAGTAACGCCAAACGTGGTGTTTACGCGGTCTATCATTTCAGTGAACGAGTTATTGAATAACACCCGCGCCTGGCTGAGGGTCACGTCCATGCCGGACACCGCATCGCGAGTGTTTTGTAATTCTTTCTGCAAGATTGGCAAGATCCGCTCGGCCGTTAAACCGCCTTCGTGGCTGAACTTCCTGAGCTCACCAACCGTCATGTTCAAACCGTCTGCGAGCATGTTGGTCAATACGACGTTGTTCTCGGACACAGAACGGAATTCGTCACCACGCAACGCGCCAGACGCCAAACCCTGGGCAAACTGTCGCGCTGAGTTCGCTGCCTCAGACGCAGTTGTTCCAGACATTAGGAATGAGTTGGTAATTACCTCAGTGACCTGTGCGACTTCTTCTTGCGTTGTGCCCAGGTGCTTGGTCGACACTGCGATACGCTGATAGAGCGTTCCCACCGCTGCGATGTCCGAACGTGATGCCTTAGCAATAGCTCTGATTTGGTTCATACCGATGGCGACTTCGTTACTGCTCTCGAAGGTCGCTCTCATCTTGTTGCGAAGGTTGGTCATCTCATCAGCAGCGTTGACGACTGCTGCCATGCCAAATCCGCTCGCCAGGGTCACACCGATCTGGCCCAGTTGGTTTTGAAACTGATTAGCAGATCGGCGCATGCTGTTGCTCATCTTTCGAAAGCGTCGATCTACGTTATCAATGTCTTTTCGAAAAGCGGCCGAGTTCATCCGTAATCGGACTGCTAGTGTTCTTAGGACTGCTGTCGGCATGGTGTAGTCCTCTTAGGATAATTTGTATCTAATGATTCGGTTGTTAAGCAGCGCCTTTAGCCTCTCGGCGATGCGTACCTCATTGCCGTCAAAGGCGGGACGCATAAACGGCCTTTCTTTAGTTGGACCAAATGCACTGTCTTTCGTGCCGAATTCGTTTTGCAGCGCGTAAGCTGGCTTGCGATCACCTTTGATGTTTTGCGATGCGCGGCTGGGTCTCTTGTAGCGCCCACGCTTGTCTGTACCGAATCGCACATCACAGACGAGGTCTTGTGGTCTGACATGCCCACTCGTCACACGACCAGAACGAAGTAACGATTCAGTGTCGGTGAGGTTTTGTTGTCTGATGTTGGCTTTAACATCCTGCATGACCGGCATCATGGTCGCTCTCATTGCTCTTTTGCCTTCTTGAGTTCTGAGCTCCTTGTCCATGCGGAGGAACTCCTGCTCGATCTTGTCTAAACCTTCGACCGTGAACTCGTTGTAGATGCCGCCGAAACGACGTACCACTCTGAAGTCTTTAGCCATTTTGAAATTCCGATATGCGTTTAAAAATGTTCATCTGTTGTTGATTGCTTTGGCGTCTGTTGCTGTGGCGGCTGTAAAGCGGGAAGAAGTCACCTGCCTCTGCTGCCTTGCCGCCTTTCTTACCGCCGTTCACGTTGACCAACGTTGCAGCGATCAATCCGGCTCTATAGTCGTCACGAACTGAGCCCCAGGGCTCAAGACCGAAAAACGCCATCCACTCCATGAGCTCAGAGTTCTCGATCTGCGTCTCGAGTTGCCTGACTGTCATGCCCAGTGCGAGTGCCAAGCGGAACTTAAATCGCCGCACCGGGTTTCTTAGTTTCCCTCGGCAATGCCCAGGTCTTCGTCTGCCATACCCGACAGCTTTCGAACCTCATCGAACAGCTTGTTGATCACCTGTCCATTTTTCTTACCGAGCTCTTTCGCCTCGCTGGCCTTGAACAACTTCTCGTTGTTTTCATCGACCAAGCAGTTGACGACTAGTCGAGCTCGCATGTTGACCAAGTCCTGACTGACACCCAGGCTTGCTTCAAAGTCATCCCTCTCTGCTGCTGACAGTCCTCTTAGCCGAACACTGCCACCCCACTCTGGAACATCGACCTCGACGAAATTGAAGTCGACTGCTCCTAATATTTGATCTCTACTTAACGCCATTGCTTACCTCCTCCATGCAAA